GTGGTCGACCGCCCACGCACCAATCCCCTTCGCGAGACGATCAACAACAGCATGCGCGCCGCAGGCTGCAAGCCGCTGGTAGTCGAAGACCTTTCCGAGTCCGTCACCATCATCCGCGAGGACTAACCCCCATTTCCCAACACACCCATGCACTCCCAAGTCAAATCCATCTTCTGGTCCGATGATCGCGTCGGAGCACTTTCTCCCGAGGAAAAGCTCGCCATTCTCTGGCTCATGACCAACTCCCGGCTGGATCTCTGCGGATTCTGCCGTCCGGAGAAACGCTGGTTCGAGTTTGAAACAGGCATCCCCTTCGAAGCCCTTGGAAGGGCTTGCAAGGGCTTCACAAATTCCATTCACACCCTGGAGGACGGCACCATCTTCATCCGGAACTACGTCCGCCACCAATGCTCAAAGAACGGCGCAGTTTCAACCCACAACAAGATCGTCATCGGCGCGGTCAAACATGCGTTGGGAATGAGCGAAGCCCTTCGAAGGGCTTTCTTCGAAGCCAATCCGGAGCTCCAAAAACTCGCCTCTGAAATCAGTGAAATCACCAAGCCCTCCCAAGGGCATCAAAGGGGTAAGGGTAAGGGTAAGGGTAAGGGTAAGGGTATTTCTTCAGAAGAAGAAGAGCAGGACCAGCCGGATCATTCCCGTCACGCTCACTCGATCGTCGCCGCCTACCCTCGCCGCGAGGATTCCGAGCGCTGCCTCCTCGAGGTCCTCGCCCAGCTTGAGGCCGGAGCAGATCCGGAGGCCATGCTCGCCGGCACCCGCGCGATCGCCGCCGTGATCGCCCAGCTCCCCTCCGCGCACAACAACAAGTTCGTCCTCGGGGCCTACCGTTTCTTCCGGGAAAAACGCTGGCAGGACGATCCGCAGACCTGGCTCCGCGCCGGAGATCGGAATGGCGAGCAACCGGCCCCGCTCGACCTCGGCGGCCGGAAGGCCTCCACCGTCAAGATCCTCAACTCCACCCACTCATGAGCACCGCCGCCACTGCTATGAAGCCCTGTTCCCGCTGTGGCACGCCCACGGCCTACGAGCCCATCCAGATCGGAGGGCGCGACTTCGGGCGCCTCATTGGACGTTTCTGCGCAGAATGCGAGGACATCCAGAAACGCCAGGATGCCGAGGAAGCCGCGGAGCGCCGCGAGGAGGAATTCATTTCCGCCATCCGCGCCATCATTCCGCCAGATCTTCGTCAGACCTCCATCCACCACCCCGAGTTCAATACCAACCTGTGGGCAGCGGTTTCCGGATGGTCTGTCACCCAGAACCAATGGCTGGGCCTCATCGGCCCATCCGGCCGCTGCAAGACCCGCGTCCTCGCCCTCAAGGCCAACAAACTCATCCGTCAGGGATTCAGGGTTTTCTGGACGGATGCCGTGCGTTTCCAAACCTACGCGGAGGATCGATCAGCCAGGGACTCCGTCCGCGCCACATTGGCGGCGGAACACCTTGCCGCCTGTCTCCATTCCAGCGTCCTCATCATCGATGACATCGGAAAAAACACCTGGGGCCCATCCATGGAACGGCATTTCTTCAGCCTCCTCGACCACCGGAAAAACCACCAGCTCCCCATCCTGTGGTCCGCCAACTGCCACCCGGAAGAAATGGCCGTCTCTCTCTCAAAGCACAACGCCGCCCCCATCATCGGCCGCCTCATTGATCGCACGGAAATCATTGATCTCTTCGCCTCCACATGATCACCACCGCCCAAATCTTTGAAGCCGTCACCGCCGTGACCGACGTCACCCGGGAGGAAATTCTCAGTCCGGTGAAAACCCGTCGCATCACCTGGGCGCGTTGGCTCGTCGCGTGGATTCTCCGTCAGGAAAATCCCCATTGGTCCAATGTCGACATCGCGCTCCGCCTGGCCAAGACCGAACCCTCCTCCGTTCACTACATGCTCCACCAGGTCACCTACAGACTGGCCAATGATGCCCATTTCCAATCCCTCCACCGCCAGATCCTCGAGCACCTCTACCCCCTCGCCACCCATGAGTCGCCAACTTGAACTTTTCCCCGAGAAAGCGGTCGAAGCCATTCGGGAGGCCGCCGTCAAGAAAGCTCCGGAGCGCGACAAGAACCGCCTCCGGGAGCTTTCCCTCGCCGCCATGACCGAAGCGCTCCAGGCCGCACTGGTCGCCGAAAACGTGGCATTCACCACCTGGTCGATCATGAGCGCCCTGCGCACCGCTACGGAACCCATTTCAATCGTCCTGCTTTCCACCCGCATCGCCCTCTCCTATCACGCCATTCGGAATCAGATCATCCGCAATCCCTGGTTCGAGACCTATTACACCGGCCAGCTCGTCGCCATCCATCTGAACGACGCCGGCACCGCCAAGATCCAGCGCATCCTCAACCGCCTTGCCAGCCATGTCTGACGAGATCCCCATCCCGCGCGATCCACGCCACCAGCGTTTCGCCGACGTGCTCCTCAAGGGCTCGACGCTCGTCGACGCCTACATGGCCGCAGGATTCCAATGCAAGCGCACCAGCGCCCTCCAGAACGCCAAGCGCCTCCGGAAAAACCCCGAGGTGGAGGCCTACATCCTTGCCCTCCAGAAAAAAGCGGCCGACGAGTCCCTTCTCACGATCCAGGAAAAGCGCCGTTTCCTCGCCCGCGTGGTACGCGTGCCCCTCGCCAAGCTCGATCCCACCAATCAGGACGACCCCAATGGCGACCTGATCAAATCCCACTCCACCAACGAATCCGAAACCTCCTCCTCCATGCGGATCGAAAAGCTCGACCCGCTGAAAGCCATCCAGCTCGACAATGAACTCGACGCATCTTCTCCCGAAAACACCACCGCCCAGCAACTTGTTGACGCCATTCGCAGCCTCGGCAGTGCCGATTCTCTGCCGCGGGCACCGCTGCAGTGAGCGCTGGTCGGGAGGCGTTGCCGCCCGAGGGCTCGCTACCCGATAACGGCTGACCGGCATCGCCTCCCCGCCCTTGTTCGGTGTCTTTGAACCTACCTATGAAGCCTCACCTCAATATCGGAATGATCGGCCACGTGGACCATGGAAGGACCACGATGACGGCCTCCGTCGTCGCAGCAATGGCCAACCGGCCCGCAAGCCCCGTCGTGGTCGTCGAGCCGCCCGAGCGCGGCATCACGATCAACACGGCGCACGTCGAATACGAAGCACCCGAGCCGCCCCTCGTCCGCCGCTCGCGACTGCCCGCGCTGGCATTCATCGCCGGAGCAATGGCGATGGCCGGAACCTTCGGCTTGCCCGGTGGTGGCCCGTCATCCGCGTCGATACGCCATGACCCCAAGCGACCGAAGACAGACGCCGACCTGGAGCGGATGGCGGCGGCCCAGCGGAAACGCGACCGGAAAGCCGCCCGCAAGGGTCCACCGAACATCTAATTCCTGAAACTCCAGTTGCCATAACAAGGAATGCTCGACCTTCGTCAGACCCCGCTTGCATCCCGTGAATGGAGGATTTCCAACCTCTACACGATCCGGGATGCCGATGGAAACCTCACGAAGTTCAGGCCGAACCTCGCCCAGCGCCGGTTCTACGACAATTATTGGTATTGCAACCACGTCCTCAAGGCGCGGAAACTGGGATTCTCCACCTTCATTGCCGGACCCCTCTACACCGACGACCTGATTTTCTCCAAGTCCGGCCTCACCGCGGGCATCATCGACTACACCCTCGACGATGCGAAATCAAAGCTCGCCATGATGGGCCTGTGCTACGATCGGCTCGATGATCCGGAAATCCACCCGGACACCTGGCGACTCGGCAAGATCATCAAACAGGCCGTGCAGGCCTCGATCAACACTGAACAGATCACCTTCTCCAATGGTTCCGTCGCCAAATGCTCCACTTCCCTCCGCGGATCCACACCCCAGCGCCTCCTCGTTTCCGAGCTTGGAAAGACCGCCATCTGGGCCCCAAAAAAGGCCACGGAAATCGTCAACGGAGCCTTCAACTCCATGACCCCGGGAAACATCCGGAACATCGAGACGACCCACGAAGGAGGAAAGGTAGGAATCAACTACCGCCTCATGACCGCCGCCATGCGTCAGGATCCGGCCACCCTGTCGAAGATCGATTCCCGCTTCCACTTCTTCCCCTGGTATGACGATCCCCGCTATCAGCTCGACCACACCAACCAACCCATCCGCCCGGAAATCCTCGCCTACGGGGACAAGCTCCACCGCGAGATCGGCGTCCGCCTTACCCTACCCCAGCTTTTCTGGTACGACCGCAAGCAAGCCGAACAAGGCCACGGCATGAAAAAAGAATTCCCCTCCACCCCCGGCGAAGCCTTCGAGGCCATCGCGGAAGGCGCCATCTACGGCACCGAAATGGCGGACCTCCGCGCCGCCGGTCGAATCTGCGACTTCGGCCAGGAACTCGCCGAACCGCTCTACACCTTCTGGGACCTTGGCATGAGCGACCAGTGCGCCAAATGGCTCATCCAGCAGGTCGGCCGCTTTTTCCTGGTCCTCGACTGGTTCGAGACCGAGGGAGTGTCCGCCGGTGCCCACGTCGACCAGATCCGCACCTGGGAAGCCAAGTATCGCCGGCCGATCACCAAGAACTTCCTCCCGCACGATGCTGCCAAGCGCTCGCCCAACGACGGCAAGAGCTTCCTCCAGACCCTCCAGGAATGCGGCCTCACCAACTGCGTCATCGTGCCCCGCACGCCGGACGTGTGGATCGGGATCGGCCACACCCGCGACGTCCTCCCGCATTGTTGGTTCCACAAGACCCATTGCGACACGGCCCGGGAAAAGAACGGGGAGGAAATGCCCTCCGGCATCGCCTGCCTGGAAGGCTACTCGAAGCACCTCAACCCCGCCGGCACCACCCTCCGGGAAATGCCGAAACACGATCTCTTCTCACACTCCGCCGATGCCTTCCGCACCTTCGGAGAAGCCCGCCACCTGGGCCTCCTCGACGGTGGAACCATAACAGAAAAACCCCGCGCAGTCGGACACCCCCGCGCAAGACGATGACCCCCTACCTCCGTGCCTTCAAAGCCTATCATCGGGACGGGCCTCCCCACATTCCATGGACTGCCGCACTGGATTTCCACCTCCAGCATGGCGTGGTCTATGCCTCGCATGCCGTGTTTTTCATGGGTCGATGGGTGCCAAGCCGCGCGCCGGACCACGAACACCCGGCCTTGATCCCGTTCCCATGCGCCGGTGCCGATGCGGAATTCCACGTCTGGGCAGCGGCCGGACCGCTTGGCGCACTCTTGAACGATGCCGCCGAGCATTGCGTCGGGACCCTCACATTCCAGCGCCGAAACAACCGCCTCCACCGCGTGGAACTTCGCCACCTGTTCAAGCGACTGCACCCATAGCGCCGCCCTACATTGGCGGAAATGGGATCTTCCAAAGCACCCCCGCCACCGCCTCCACCCCCGCCACCCGTGTCTGCCACCGGTGCCGACCAGGCCCAGGCCGCGATCGATGCCAAGAAGCGCGAGCGGAAACGCTATGACTTCTCCAAGACGCTCCTGGCAGCGCCCATGGGAAGCACTCCGGCAGGGACCCAGAACACCCTCGGCTAATGGAATCACTGGCCGAAAAGCTGCTGCAGAAAGCCGCGCTCCTCGATCAGGGGCGTCAACAGTGGGATCCACTGTGGCAGGAGCTTGCCGACGTGATCCACCCACGCCGGGGAATGATCAACGTGAAGTCCGACACGCCGGACCGTTCCAAGCTCGCCGAGAGCTTCGACGGGACCGCCATGCGGGCCAACAACATCCTCGCCAATGGCCAGGCATCCCGCATCACGCCAATGGGCGCGCGGTGGATGGTCCTCCGGCCGCCGCCCAACCTGGCACAAAACGCGTCCGCCGTTTCCTGGTATCAGGTCTGTTCCGAAATTCTCGCCTCCAAACTCGCCTCGTCGAATTTCTACTCGAAAGCGCAGGAGCACTACCTCGACCGGGGAGCCTTTGGAATCGCCACCACCGAGATCACGGAATCCCTCGATCGCCAAGGCCTCCATTTCCGCGCCTTCCCGGTTGGCACCTACTCAGTGGAGGAAAACTCCATGGGGGAAATCACCACCATTTCCCGGACCTACGAATGGACCCCCGTTCAGATCCAGGAGGCTTTTCCGGACCGCTTGCCTCCCTCCATCAATGAGAAACTGAAGGACCCGAAGACGGCCCAGCAAAAGCTCAAGATCGTGCACATGGTTTTCCCTCGGGAAGATCGCGACCCGCGCGCCCAGGACGCCAAGAACAAGCCATTTGCCTCGTTCCACATCCTCAAGGACGACGCCCACATCCTTCACGAATCGGGTTTTGATGAAATGCCGATCGCTTGTTCCCGATGGGCCACCTGGGGAGATTCCCCCTATGGCTGGAGTCCCGCGTATGCCGCCCTGCCGGAGGCCAATCAGGCCAACGTCCTCGAGCAGATGCTCGACACCGGAACCGAGCTCGCCCTCTTCCCCCGTGTCCGATACGGCAGCAACATCAAAGGCGACATCGATTTCCGCGCGATGGGCCTCACCTGCTACGACCCCATTTCCGGATCCGCCCCGCCGGAAGAATGGCTTACCAACTCCCGAATCGACCTGGGAGAAGCCCGCGCCGACAAGAAGCGCCGCGCCATCGAGGAGGCTTTCTTCGTCCCGCTCTTCAATGCCGTCAGCCAACTCCGCAGCGATGCCACCGCCGAGCAGGTGCGCGCCATTCTTGGGGAAAGCCGTGAACTCTTCCACCCGATCTTCTCGCAGCTTTGCCGGGAATTCCTGATCCCCACGCTCCGCCGTTCGTTTGCGATTCTGCTCCGCCAGGGCGCATTCCCGAAACCGCCGCAAAACGTCATCCAGTTCGATGACCTCGGTGGATACATCGCGGATCCGCACGTGGAATTTGTCAGCGCCATGGCCCTCGCCCTCGAGCAGAGCCACCTCGCCAATCTCAACGACATCCTCGCCACCACGCTTCCCCTCGCCGCCAGCGATCCCAGCATTCTCGACGCCATGGACTGGGACGTGATCGTGCCCTACCTCATGCGCGCCAAGGGACTGCCAGAGCAATTCGTTCGCCCACCGGAAGCCATCCAGCAAATGCGGGATGCCCGCGCACAAGCCCAGCAGGCCCAGGCCGCACAACAAGCCGCCGCCACCGTCAAGGACCTCGGCGGACCGGAAGCCCTACAGCAACTCGGCGGAATGATTCCCACCGCCTAACATTCTCCCCCAACCCCTGAAAAGTGAACCACCATGGCCCGACCAAAGAAAAATCCGATCGTGACGCCGAAATCCTTCGAGAACGAGCCGAGTACCTCGCCGACCTTCGCGCCACCTTCGGAAGCGAACACGGAAAGCGCGTTCTCGCCGCCATCCGATCCCGATGCGGATACGACTACCCCGCCTTCGTACGTGCCCCCGGCAGCAAACGACTCGACCCCTTTGCCGCCGCCATCCGTGACGGACGCCGCGCCGTCTTCCAAGAGCTCCTCGACGATCTCGCTACTCCGGAAGATGGCCGAGGAAAATCTCCGGAGGCCGTCCGTTGACATGCCACCGCCTCCACCCACCGACGACATCCACGGCACCGACTGCGAGCCCTGGTATCTCTGGGCAGCGGAACACATGAGCGACCAGGATTTCCGCACCACCTACCGGAACCGCTTCAACAGCATCCGCCAGAAAAACCTCGGACCGGAATTCCAGCCGTTCCTCGATCGCCTGGCCGCCTGCCAGAACTAATCCCCACACCCTCAATCCCTGTTTCCCATGTCCGACACAGCCACCATCGATCCACCCGATACCGGAGCACCACCGGCCACCACGCCACCGCCAGCGACCACGCCCGCCGTGATCGACAGCACCGCGCCGCCGGCCACCACGCCACCACCGGCCGCGCCTTCCACGCCCACCTACCTGAAGCCAGACGGCACGCTGGAAAAGGATTGGCACCTGGCACTTGGAGACGAGTTTGCGCCCCACGCGGCCCAGCTCGCCACCTTCAAGGACATCAAAGGCCTGGCCAAGTCCCTGATCCATTTCCGTGGCGCTGGCCCGTCCTATCCCACGGAAACCTCCTCGCCGGAAGATGTTGCTCGTTTCCGCCAGCTCGCCAACGTGCCGGAAACCCCGGACGCCTACGGCATCGCCCCACCGGAAACCCTCCCCGAGGGTGTCACCTGGGACCCGGAAGCAGGCAAGAAGCTCGCCGAAATCGCGCACAAGCATCACGTGCCCGCGCCGGCCATGCAGGCCCTTGTCGCCGCCCAGATCGAGATCGAGGCCGCACACGCGCAGGCCCAACGCGATGCCCAGGCCAACCGCCTGGCAGAAGCCAAGAATGAACTGATCGCGGAATGGCGTGGCAACTTCGAGAAGAACACCAGCATCGTCCGCCACCTCATGAGCAAGCTGGCGGAAGGTGCAGGAATCACGGCCGACAATGCCGCCATCGAGCAACTGGCCAACATCCCGGCGTTCGCCAAGCTCATGCTCCACGTTTCCAATCTCACGGCCGAGGACCACGTCCGCACGCCGGCCGGATTCGGTGATCTCCGCAGCCCGCGCCAGAAGGCTGACGAAATCATGAGCGGAAAGGATCCGGTCTGGGGAGAGAAATACCAGAACGGAGACATTCAGGCCATGAACATGGTCGCCGATCTCCTCAAGCAATCCGCGTAAACTTTGCCGGTCTGGCTGGACCAGCAAACAGGGGGACCCCTGGGACATACATTGTCCCAGGGGTTTTCTTTTTGCCACCTGTTCAAGCGACAGGTTTCGCGATTTCCCTGATCATGCGCATGCAGTCGAAAGACGGACTATCCCATCGCGGACCCGCCGGAGATCGCCGCCACCGGGACGTTCCCGCAGGCAACGACCCTCTCCCGAGGACTATCGAGCCGGAACCTCATCAACTCCGAACTCTCTATTCCTGCCATGTCCGCAGACCTCATTATCCCACAACATTTCACGACCCAGTTCGACACGAACTGGCGCAACCTCGTCGGCCAGCAGAACGAACGCCTTCGTTCCAAAGTCGTAGTCGAAACCGGCTGCACCGGTGAAGCCAAGACCTACAACCAAGTCGGCGACGTCTCTTCCGAAGACGTGACCGGAGACCGCTACAAGAAAGTGGTCGCCGTTGACCTGCCGACTGCCAAGCGCTGGCTCCGCCCGCGTCAGTTCCAGGTTCCCACCTTTGAATCCCGCTGGGATGAACGCGGCCTCATGCCGACGATCGCCCCGCGCGGAAAGCATGTGCTCGCCCACGCCCGCGCCTATGGCAAGGACGTCGACGACCGCATCATCAACGCCCTCAAGGGAACCGCCTACTCCGGCGCGGAAGGCACCGATGCCAACGCACTCCCCAGCACCCAGAAGGTTGCCAAGGACTGGGTTCTCACCGGTTCCGCCACCGACTCCGGCCTCTCGGTCGCCAAGGTGATTCGCTCTCTTGAAATCCTCGGCAACAACGAGGCATGGAACGAAGACATGATGCGCTCCGGCGTCATGCTTCAAGGCGTGATGACTTCCAAGATGGAAGCCGCGCTCCGCCACGAAGCCAGCTCCACCTCGGGATCCCGCCTTTTCAGCACCGACTTCATGCCCATGACGTTGGACGACAAGGGCCGCATCAAAACGTTCCTCGGCATCAACTGGACCATCTCCAACCGCGACGGACTGATCACCTCCAGCACCGTCCACACGGCTTTCGTGTGGGTGCAGGACGCCATCCAGTTCGGAGTCTGGGAAGACATGACCACCACCGTCGACCGCCGTCCGGACCTCTCCAACGCCATCCAGTTCCTCACTCAGTACTCCCTGAATGCGGTCCGCCTGGAAGAGGAGAAGGTTGTCCAGATCTCCGGCATCGTTGTCGCCTGATCCACCTCCATCACCATCAACTCCTAGAATTCCACCATCATGGCTGACTTCAATTCCTCCATCATCACCAAGCAGCTCGCAGTCGACTCCGGTCGCCTGAGCACTGGCCTGGTCGACGGCGACGACGTGACCGGCGTGGTTCTCATGTCCACCATCAGCTACACGCTGGCGGGGACCGAGGCCGCCAACGACACGATCCAGCTCGTTGATCTTCCGCTTGGTGCCGTCGTTGTCCCGCAGTTGTCCTACTGCACCACCAGCGCCGACCCCGGAACCACCCTCACCCTCAAAGTCGGCGACGCCGCCGACGATGACCGCTACGCATCCGGCATTGTGCTGAGTGCCGGCGGGGCGGTTCCGTTCACCAACACCAATATCCCGGCCGCCGTCGCGACGCCTTACCGCATCGCCACAACCGCCAACCAGCGGATTGTCTGCACCGTGGCCTCCGCCGCATCGCTGACCGCCGCGGTGAAGGTGATCTTTACGATCGCCTACCGGGTGAAAGCCTGAAGCGTTTCCTTGCGCGTTTGACGAATGGGTGTGCCGCCCGCGCCCAGGTTCTTCGGAGCCGAAAGCGCGGGCGGTTTTCTTTTTCCTGACTCATGTCCCTCCCCACCATTTCCACCACCACCGACATCGCCAATCTGGCCCTGTCCGAAATCGGAGCTCGCCAGCTTACCGACATCGAAACCGATACCACCGAGGAGGGAAAAGCATGCCGGCAGTTCTACACGATCACCCGGGACAGCCTCTTGCGGTCCTACCAGTGGAACTTTGCCACCAAGCGCGCGGAACTGACCTCCACCACCGCGCCCACCACCGAATGGACCAGCGCCTGGACCTTGCCCTCCGATCATGTCCGACTGATTCGGATCGTTGGCGAGGATCCCAGCAATCCCGTCCGGAAATTTGCCCTGGAAGGCCGAAAGCTACTGGTGACCGGCGTGGATGCTGCCACCGAGCACATCAACATCGTTTACGTGTGCAACTCGGCTGCCATCACCGACTACGATTCCCTGTTTATTGAAGCCCTGGTCTTCAAGCTCGCATCCAAAATTGCGCGACGAATCACGGAAGACATGAGCATGGAGAACGACGTTCTCACCAAGTTCAACAACCTTGCACTCGTCGCGGCCACCAATGCCGACGCCCGCGAAGTCGCCTCCGGTGAAAACTTTGGACCTCAATCCCTGATCTCCCAGAGCAATCTTGTCCGGTCCCGCTTTGGATCCCGCTCCGGAGTTTCCTATTCCCCCCAGCCTCCAGTCTGATCCATGGCCGGACCCATTCACCAATCGTTTCTTTCGTTCAATGGGGGAGAGCTTTCTCCCTACCTGAACTATCGCACCGATTTCACCAAGCATGCCACCGGCGTGGCCGTGATGGAGAATTTCCTCCCCATGCCTTTCGGTGGATTCCGGAAACGGCCCGGCACCCTCTACCTCGCCACGCTTTCCGACGCGTGTCGCCTCCAGACTTTCTACGTATCCGGAGGCCAGGCCTACGGAGTGCCCACGCTGCCACCCTTCACCGGAGAAATCCCGGACGAAGGCGATGGCCGCGCCTACATCCTGGCTTTCTCGACGACCCAGATCAAAGTCTACCAGTCGGACGGAACCCTCACGCAAACGCTTTCCCTGGCCACGGCCGATCCGTTCCTGCTCCAGATGGCGCAGGTCAACAACGTGATGTTCATCACTGGCCCGGACATTGTCCCGCAGCAGATTTCCCTCACCCTGGCCACCGCCACCTTTTCCCTCGCCGAGATCCCCTTCAGTTATCCGCCCCTCCTCGACGAGAACGCCAACTCAAGCCTCACCCTCACCACCGCATTCACCAATTCGATCGGCTCCACCTGGACCAACGGCACCGTTTACGCAGTCGGCGACATCGTCAAAGTGGCAGGCGTCGGGAGCTTCGAGTGCACCGTTGGCCACACCGCCAACACCGCCAACAACAAACCGAACACCGGCACCTTTTGGGCGACCGTCTGGAAATACGCCGACGACAGCAGCAGCACGATCGGCCAATCCGTAACCCTCACCTCCTCTTCCGCCCTCTTTTCCTCCTCCCACGTCGGAGCCATCTTCAAAATTTCCAAGAAGCGCCCCGCCAGTCTCTTCGAAACCGAAATCGCCGCCACCAGTGGCAACGATGGGAAATGGTCCAATGCGATCCCGATCGAAGGCGCTTGGGCATTCAACACGTTTGGAACTTGGGAGGGCACTTTCATTCTCCAGCGCAGCCTCGACCACGGAGTCACCTGGACCGACTTCCGCCAATACAAGGGAGAGAAAAACCGCAACGTCGCCGACGAAGGCGTGGAGGACGTCCGCGTCATGATGCGCGTGAAATGGTCCTACAGCGCCGCCGGATCTTCCAGTCCCAAGGGTGTTCTTTCCTCTTCGGAACCTTTCATCTCCGGCCTGGTCAAGATCACCGCCTTTACCTCCAGCACCAGCGTGACCGCCACCAGCGTGACGCCCGTGGAGGCCTGCACCACGGAGTATTGGACCGAGGGAGCCTTTTCCGCCTACCAAGGCTATCCGGCCGCCGTGGGCATTCACGAACGCCGCCTCGTCTTCGGAGGCACCACCTTGAAACCGGCCAGCGTCTGGACCTCGAAAACCGACGACCTGATCAACTTCAAGACCGGCACCGATGCCGACAGCGCCATTTTCGTGACGCTCGCCGGCACCCGCATGGACCCCATCCGCTGGATCGCCAGCCAGCGCCGTCTTTTCATCGGCACCGGTGGAGGCGAATGGGTATTCGGATCGGAAACCAGCGACTCGCCGCTTTCCCCTTCCAACCTCCTCGCCCGGGAATACACCCGCTTTGGATCGACCACGCTTCCCGCCTTGGTCCATCACGATTCGATTTTCTTTGTGGAACGCCAAGGCCGACGCCTCCGCGAAATGGCTTACCAGCTCCAAAACGAGAGCTATGACGCCGCCGATCTTTCCCGCCTTGCCGAGCATATCACCACCGGAGGAATCACCCAGCTTGCCTGGCAGCAAAACCGGGAGCCCTACCTCTGGGCCGTCCGCGCCGATGGGACCATGCTTGCCTTCAACTACAACCGCGACGAGCAGATTGCCGCGTGGTCGCGCCACACCACCAGCAATGGAGAGTTCAAGTCCGTCGCCGTAGTTCGAAACCAGGCCAATGACGATTCCGTGTTCTTCGTGGTGAAGCGCGGAAGCTCCTACATCCTCGAAAAGTTTGCCAGCCGCCAGCAGGCCTACCAGGAAGGCGAAGGCGTCACCCTCTCCTATCATGGAGTCGATTGCGGCAGCGTGGGCGTTTTCTCTACCCTCGCCCTCCCCGCCATCCACCGCGGCACCACCGTCACGATTTGCCGAGGCCTCGTTGCCGGGACCGCCACTTGCAACGCCTCCACCGGCCTCCTCACCACCTCCGTTGCCGCCGCGTCTCCCTACGACGTCTGCCACGCAGGCCTCCCCATCACGGCCACCCTCACCACGCTCCCGCTCGACGTGAATGCCGACAACGGCCCGACGCACTTCCGGAAAAAGCGCGCCAACGAAATCGTGATCAACGCCTATTCGTCCAATGGCGGCACGGTGACCTACGCAGGGCTGGATCAACCCCTCGTCTACGACACGAACAAGATCGCCAAGTGGGGCACCGGCATCCTCGAAACCGTCCTCCCACAGGCCCACGTCAACGATCTCACGTTCACCCTTACCCACGCCGAGCCCTACCCCTTCCTTGCGCGTGCCATCGTCCTCCGCTGGAGCCTTCACGAAAAATGAACCTCCTCGATCCACAACACCCGACGATCGACGAACTGGAGGCCGCCATGCTCGCCAGCGGAGCCCCGCGCGTGCACTTGGAAGTCACTCACCGCTTCACCCCCGGCCTCTACATCCGGGAGATCCTGATTCCTGCAGGGACGCTTCTCACCAGCATGGAGCACCTCACCGAGCATCCCTTCGTCATTTCCAAGGGAGTCATCGAAGTGACCGACTCCCACGGCACCAGCGTCACCCTTTCCGCGCCGCATACCGGCATCACCCAGCCAGGCACCCGCCGGGCCCTTCATGCGCTGGAGGATACCATCTGGACCACCTTCCACGTCACCACTGAGACGGACGTGGAAAAGATCGGCCAGACCATCGTCCGCCACCACAACCCCCTCGCCCCGGAACTTATTCCCGGATGGCGTGATTCACTCCCATCCCCCACCTGATCATGTCCTGGATCGTCGTAGGCGTTACCGTCGTTTCCACCGCTGCCACCATCTACGGCCAACAGCAGCAGGCCAAGGCCCAGACCAAGGCCGCGCAGTACAACAACATCGTCGCCAATCAGGAGGCGAAGAATGTGGAACTCCAGAACGCGGAGCAGCTCAAGCGCGAGCGCATCCGAAACCGCCGACAGCTTGCCGAGATCCGGAACCAGATGGCCGGGAATGGCCTGATCAACACCGAGGGGACACCGCTCGCCATCCTCGGCGAATCCTCCGCCAACCTCAACCTCGGCATCCAGGACGCCGCCCGCGCCGCCAACATGCAGGCCGCATCCCTCCGTGCTCAAGGCCAAATGGGACTCTGGGAAGCCGACCAAGGCCAGCAGGCCGCCAACATCAACAGCGTCGCCACTGGCCTCTCCGCCGCCACCTCCGCCTACACCGGCTACGTCCGCACCAAACGCTCATGATCCGCCTCCCCGACACCCCCGACCTTCAGCCAGTCGCCGCCCGCATGCCGGAAATGTCCGGCAATCTCCCGCAAAGCCGCGCCCTGGGAAACCTCGCCCAGGCGATCAGTGGCGCCGGGGAAGCCTTTGCCGCCCACGCCGAGACCATCGACAAGGTCGACCAGGCTGAAAAGGAATCCTCGTTCCGGAACAAGTTGAAGGAGGACTACGCCAATTTCAGCCTCGGCCTCGACAAGATCCAGGATCCGGCCGAGCGCGTGAAGCAGACACAGGACTGGCTTTCCACCTACAAGGGCGCGATCGACCAGCAGGATTTCAGCGAGGACACCAAGAAACGCCTGGCCATCCACTACGACGAGTTCGCCACCAACGCCCGGATCAACTCCGCGCAGGACGCCGCGCGCCTCACGGTTCAACGCGCCTCCCTGGCCCTCAACAACGAAATGGAATCCGCCATGCAGGCCGGCGACCATGCAGGATTCCAGGACGCCCTGAACCGTGCCCAGGCCGCCGGCATCGTGCTTCCTGAGAAACGCGCGCTCCTCGAGCAGGGTTTCGAGAAAACCGTCAGCCACAACGAAGCCCTCGCCGAGATCGCCCACGATCCCAACGCCTGGCTCGAGGCAAACCCGGCCGACAAGCCCGCCCCGGGATACGACATGGGCTCATGGTCCAATCTTCAATCCCACGCCAAGCAGCAGCTCCGCAGCGTCACCTACGACGTCACCGGAAAAATCCAGGACGCGATCGTGTCCGGAAACATCACCACCCCGGAGCAGATTGACCGCTTAACCCCGGAACTCCGCCCCGCCGCCCGTGAGGAACTGAAGACCGCCCTGGCCCAGCAGCTTTCCCAGGCCGACAAGGCCGCCCGCGCCACTCCCGAGTATCAGGCCCAGACGGTCGGGAAAGTTTCCGCCCTCCTCGCCACCTACACCCCGACGTCGGATTCCTTCGACACGGATTTCGTGAAGATCGACAGCCTCGCCCGCACGCTTCCCCCCGGTGCCGTGCGCGACGAGCTCGACCGCCGCATCAAGGACGTCCGGGAAGGGAAGCAGACCGAGATCAAGACCCACGCCGACAGCGCCCACGCCGCGCTCGATGCCGCGTTCAAGGCCGGTCGCTTTGGAAAGACCGACGACGGCACCGCCGAAATGCCCGTCGCCCGAGTGATCAATGACGGATTCCTCACTGATTCCAACAAGCTCGCCAGCCTGGGACTCACTCCGGAGCAAATCAAGACCGTCACCGACAGGGACCTCAAAGATACCCAGCGCCTCGCCGCTTTCCGGGCCCTCGCTCCTACCTGGTCCCAGCGTCAGAACATCACGGCCGATCCCTTCACCCAAGCCGCCGCCGAGGCCATCCTCAACGAGCAGACTGCCGTGAAATACCAGTCGCCGGAGGCCATCCGCTCCGCCTCGATCGCCAAGATTGACGCACAGATGAAATTCGGCCGCGCCAAGACCCAGCTCGCCGAGTTCCTCAAGACCAATCCCACCGCCTCCGCCTCCGAGATCGACGACAAAGTTTTTGAAATTGCCGGTGCCGAAACCCGCGCACAACTCCGCTCCGGCATGTTTGACCCACATCCCACCCACTCCGCCGACGCTGGCGACCGCATCACCTCCTACGGCTACAAGACCGACTCCACCCCGGACAGCAACAGCGCCGCGGGAATCGGTGCCTGGGTTTCCGCCGACGAGGCCGCGCAAATCAAAGCCGGAAAAGACACGCCGAACAAACTCCGCGCAGGGGACTTCGCCGTGTCGCCCGACAAGAAGGCCCAGCTTCGGGAATCCGGTTTCAAGCCTGGCGACCTGATCACCTTGAAACTCGCCAACGGGGAGACCCACACCGGTCGATGGATGGACCGCACCGCCGCCAGCTACCAAGGCCGTAACCTCACCGGCCGCTTTGACGTCTATTCCCCAGATGGTCCCAGCCCCCTTAACCATACCCGCGTCACCGGTTGGATGGCCGGGAAATAATCGCCATCCGTTCAACTGACAACCAGCGGTTGACGGTTCAGGTTCCCGTCGCGGGATAGCATCAGTTGGTAGATAGCCGCGCTCATAACGCGGAGGTCGTCGGTTCGAGTCCGACTCCCGCAACCACTTTCTGGGCCTGCAATGGTTTCGACTCCATTGGAATCCCGACAAATAGCATGCAGGGGTTGATCGGTTGGCCCCTTTAAAAGCCGATCACGACAACAAACGGCACCAACAATGCCCGCTCCGGCACCGAATTCGGCGATCTCGCCCTTCCTGCCTGAGCATCCACGCCCCATTGAGCGCCCGCTCCCGATGGGGAAACAAACCGGGCAAAACGGTCTCACTGCCGCCCATCAGTGAGTGGTGGAGGTGATCCCAAAACGGATCGCCCTACGGCAAGAGCCACCGCAACGGCACACCATAAGCATGTTTGAAATTTGTCAGGACATCAGTGAAGGACGCGGGTTCGACCCCCGCCAGGTCCACCATTTTCTCGCCTCCTGTTCAAGCGACAGGACCATGATCCCCATGGAATCCTCCCCCCTGCATGGATTCCCTCGCCGCTCCGCTCGATCTCACCACCGGCATCCCACAGTCATCCGCGCCGCCGGACATGGCGCAGGCCTTTGGGGAAAACCCCTGGGACGTGCAGCAGCGCCAGCAGGACAAGGACCAGCTTGACTGGTTCCAGAAATCCCAGGCGACTCTCGACAAGGCCGCGCTCGAGCCCGAGACCTTCTTCAAGGACAAGGACCTTTCCTTTGCCCGCACCCCGCAGGACGCCTACCGGATCGCCACCACCGACGCCTTCCTCACCCTCCACAGCAACGGTGCACCGCTCCCGCCCGACGATCTTTCCCGCAAGCTCCTCCGCGCCCAGCTTGCCGACCAGCTATTCGAAGGCCGAGGCCGTGAGAATGACGAAGCATTCCACGCCGAGATCGTGGCCGATGCCACCCGCCGGAAGTCCACCCGGGAAATCACCTCGAAGCTGATCACCGAGGCCGCCACATCGGACCTGATTGAATCAACGGACTTTTTCGAGGGCGGTTCCAGAAAAGCCACATTTGCCACTTGGAAAGAATCCGCCGCCCGCGCCCCTGGCTACGATCCAGCCCGGGAGGCCGACTACTACGAGGCATGGACCCAGACCCGCCGCGCCGCCACGGAGGCCCGCCGGGAGTTCCAAGCTCCTCTCAATTCCATCTGGCGCGCCTTTCAGAGCAAAGGAGACGTCACCACCGCCGCTCGAAATGCCTACTTCGAGACCCCCACCGAAGCGCGCCCCCGCTTCATGGCCGCGCTCAGACTTCTTGCCGGCACGCTCCCAGCGGAAGAACAACCCGCCTTTTTTGCCAATCTCAGCAAGCAATCCGGCCGCGACATCAAGGGCTTTGGCCAATCCGCCCTCGATGGCCTCCGGATGTTTTCCGACTACACCACCGTCGCCGGAAACCCGGAACAGACTCCATTCATCGCCAATGCCAAGGTCGACCGCGAAATGATCGACTTCAGCGCCGACGTGCAGCGGATCCAACAGGCCGACTACGATCCCATGAAGTATCTCGCCCCGGATGAATCATGGCGACAGATCGCGGAAAAAGGCCTCTATGCCGCGCCCGGTGCCGCCGTGACCTCCGCCGCGGCTGCCATCCCTGGCGTCGGAATGTCCGCCTTCTACTTTTCCAGTCAGGAGTCGATTTATCAGGAACTCCGCCAGAAGCTGCAGGACCAGGGCATGCCCTACGAGCAGGCCGCCCAACAGGCGACCACGCTTTCCACCGTCGCCGCGCTTCCGCAGGTCCTCATGGAACGCCTCCAGATCGAGACCTTCGCCGGCAAGCTCCCGCTCTTCGAGAAAGCCCTCACTTCCCTGTCCGACAAGATCGCCAACAGAGCCGCCCGCTTCGGAGCCCGCGCCGTGGTCGGCGCCGCGGAGGAAGCCGTCCTCGAAAAGTCTCAGGACCTGGTCCCCTCCGCCGTGCAGGACATCGCCCACGCGCTCGACTCCGACATCCCGGACGTCCAGTGGTCCGGCACGGGCGGAGTCCTGGATGGCTACTGGGCCGACAACGCGGAGATGTTCGTCACCATGCTGCCGCTGGCCATGTTCGGCGCCGCCGGCGGAATCTCAGCCGATGCCCGCGTGAAGGCCTTCGCCCAGGCCACCGACAACGAGATCCTCGCCGCCGGAGTTTCCCCGGACGACCTCGCCAAGATCCGCGAGGGCGCCACCAAAGGCCTCGCCTCCGGCATCGCCGCCATCGAATCCGCTTTCACCCGGCTCGATCCCCGCAGCGACAGCGCCAAGGCTGCCGTGGAGGCCCTCGCGCAGGATTCCGCCCTGCAGCAGGAGGCCATGCGCTCCGGAGTCCTCCCCACGCTCCAGCGCAGCGCCTCCGGTTGGTCCGTCCTCGATGGCGAGACCGGCGAGCTTGTGGGCACCGCCCCGACCTCCAGCGAGGCCTTCCGCCTTGCCAAGACCCACAGCGCCACCATGGACGACCTGGACGCCGATCGCGTGGCCTACATGGCCAGCATGATGGAGTCCGCCGATGCCGTCTCGAAGCTCGACCAGGGAAGCAATGAGACAGTCACCCGCCTGTCCCTGATGACCGGCATGACGGAAACCATCGCGGCCGCTGAGGACCCCGCGCAGGCCACCCGCTACGCCGAGCAGGTTGCACTCAAGGAACGCATGGCCGGAGGCACCGGGGAAATGGCCTATTCCATCCTCGGGAAATCCTCCACCGAGATCGCTGGAAACCTCCGCCGTACCATCAATGACCTTTATCGCGGATCCACCGTGACCGACGTTTTCCACGAAGCCTTCCACGGATTCCGCAGGGAAGCCCATGCCGCCGGCCGTCTCACCCGTGCCGACGACATCGCCATCCTCCGCGCCCTAGACACTATCCTGGCAGGCAAGGCCACCAAGATGGACGCCAACGGCCGCACGGAAAAACTCCGCTTTCTCCCGGAGGGAATCACCGACGACCAGATCACCGCCACCATGCTCGACGAGGCCATTTCCCACGTCGGCGAAATGGAGATCCTCCGCAGTCGCACCGGCAGCAGCTCGAAAACCAAGCTCGCCCCTTCCGGCATCGTCACCCGGAACCTCACCGCCATCGGCCGCATTGTCGGACAGAAGACCGCCAACACCTTCAAGGCTTTCATGGACGCCATCCGTGCCCACTTCGGCCTCTCCCTCTCCCGTGCCCTCGCCCTGAAGAAGGCCGAGCGTGAAGGCAAGTTCGACGCCTCCACCCTCGATTCCTACCTCGCCAAGCTCCTCGGCACCACCGAGCAGGACCAGCACAACCAGGAAGTCGCCAAGCAAACCGCCGAGCTCCTCGGCACCGACTACTCCGGGGAAAACGTGGACGCCATCGGCGCAGGCGATCCGTTTTCGATCGGCCGCACGACCATTTTCCCGACGCCGGCAACAAGGTCCTTCGACACCACCGACGGCAAGACCCTGATCGGTCCGGCCGCGTTCTCGATCGCGCCAGACTATGGCATTTCCCATCGCCCTTCTGAGGATGGACCACGGGCTTTTGACCTGGCCGAAAACGACCTGATGCCAGCCGATGTTTACGACCATCCGGAATGGTACTCCGGAATGGATGCAAAAATCATCCGCGAAACCATGGCCCAACTCCGGAAAGTTCGAGGAAATCCAGACGGCATCCTCACCATCTTCCGAGCTGGACCAGCTCCCGAAATGAATCCCGGTGACTGGGTTTCCCTTTCCAAGGAATACGCCCGCACCCATGCCGATTCCCAAGATCCCGAGAAATTTAAGGTATGGCAATCGCAGGCCAAAGCCTCGGACGTTCGCTGGGCCATGGATGACCTGGCAGAATTTGGATACTTCGGAGAAAAGACTCCAGCCACCGACACCGGGGTTTCGTTCTCAATCAAGGCTTTCCACGGAACCCCGCACAAGGTGGACCGCTTCAGCCTCGACAAAATCGGCACCGGGGAAGGCCAACAGGCCTATGGATGGGGGCTCTACTTTGCCAAACAGGAAGACGTCGCCAACACCTATCGATCCAGCAACCGCCAAGACATTCCAGACGGGCCACTCAATGGACTGGCTACGCTTCTGCGCCATCGGACAGAAGACCAAGCCCGCCCTCTCTTTCAATCCGCATTTCCTGACCAATCTTTCGAGGCTACCCTCAAGGATCTCAAACCTTGGCTGGGCAACCTCTACACCGTCACCCTCGACGTGAACAACGAGGACCTGCTGGACTGGGACAAACCGCTTTCGGAACAGCCGGAAAAGATCCGCCAAGCCATTACACCATTCCTTTCTGAAAAATTCATTTCAGATTCAGGATACAGTGTTGAAAAACTCCAACAAGCGTCGGGTGCCTGGCTCTATTTTCGCTTTGGATTACGCCCGTGGGGAATCTCAGACTCAGCCGCCAAATCGGCTTCCTATGAACTTTGGAAAATTGGCATCCCCGGCATCCGCTATCTTGATCGCAACAGCCGCGACAGCGGCACCGGCTCCTACAACTACGTCATTTTCGACGAGTCCAAGATCCAGATCACCGAGGAGAACGGAAAGCCCGTCGACCTTGAAACCGCTTTCTCAATCTCCCCCCAGCAAGATGCCGACTACCTCGCCGCCGTGAAGGCTGGCGACATGGAGACCGCGCAGGCCATGGTCGATGAAGCAGCCAAGGCCGCAGGCTACACAATCGGACCAGTGTTTCACAACTCCCCGGCCTCCAACATTGAATCGTTCCTTCCATTTGCACGGGATATTCTCAATGGCGACAAAAGCCTCGAAGACGTCAAAACCCTCCTGAAGCAGTGGAGGGAACGAAAAGCCGCAGGCATTCAGCCTGGATACATGAACTTCCGCGCCGGCACATTTTTCGCCACCTCCCAGATCGATTACAAGGAATACGGAAATCACCAATACTCCGCTTACCTCCGCGCCGACAATCCCCTCACCAAAGCAGGAAACAAAGTCACCGCTCCAAACCCATCGCAGCCGATCGATGCCCTTTTCCTAGACATGAACGACGACGGCATCGTGGAAGAAATGGCAATCTTTGACCCCTCCCAGATCAAATCCGCCGCCGCAATCACCCGCGATCAAGCCGGAAATGTCATCCCGCTTTCCCGTCGCTTCAACCCAGCCGACGACCGTTTCGCCTACTCCCTCGCCCCCAGCGAGCGCAATGCCGCTTTGATGGGTGATGCCCTTGCCCGCGTGAAGGACCCCATCCGCCGCGCGCAGGCGATGGCGAAGATTTCCAAGAACTTCAACGAGCTCCGCCTGGCCGCCGAGCGCGTGGAACTCCTCGCCGGATCCAAGCGCCTCCGGAAATCCCTCCAGAAGGAAGCCGCCATGCGCGAGGCCCAGCGTGCCGACGAGCTCGAGCGCGATGCCTACGCCCGCCACTACGGAATCCTCTCGACCAACGATCTCACCACCCTCAAATCCCGCCCGCTTCACGAACTCCTGGCGGTGACCAAGCGCGACGGCACCGTCGACCACCTGCACGGCCGCCTCATGTCAAAGGCCGCCGCCATGAAACAACACCCGGACCTATTCCGGGAAACATCCTACGGAGGCTATGACGCAGTCGATGGCGTGTCCCCCACTGTTTTCGGCGGGAAGCTCCTTCCATCTGAGGCAGCTCAGGAAGCCTACAGCGCCAACCTGATTTCCGAACCGACCCCGGATGCGCTCTGGGAAAAGCTCAAACAGGAGCAGGCTTCCGTCGCCACCATGAAGGAAGCCATGGCCAAGGCCGAGGCCGACATCAAAGCCGCCCGCACGATCGCCCGGGAGGAAACCAACGCCTGGCTCGCCTCCCAGACCGAGACGCAGGCCACCGCCTATTCCCCCAAGCAGGAAATCCTCCGCGCCCTGGCCGGTCTCGACGCCATCCTCACCGCCATCCCGGCCGACGTTCGCGGCCGCATCGGAGGCTACACCGCCCTCGCCTCCCTCGGCAGCGAGGAAACCCGCCTGGCATTCCTCAAGGAGAAACTGGCCAAGGCCGACACCGAGCTGGAGGGATGGATGCGCCGGCAGTATGACGCCGAGTTCCGCAAGCTCCTCGACCAGGCCCGCCCGCTGAAAAAGGAAGCCGGTGAAAAGCCCCGCGGGAAAGTCGGCGCCGACATCCACGACCTCTTCCGCGCCGTGGAGGATTCCATGACCTTCACCGCCCAGGAGGTGGAGGCCGAGGTGGAACGCCTCGACAACCTGGCCAACCACGTTGACACCACCCCGGAGCAGCAAGCCCATCTCCTCCAGCAGGCCGGACTGATCGCCCTCGCCGGGAACTGGGGGAAGGCAGACGCCGCCCGACGCGAAGCCGCCCTCCTCGAAGCCACCCGGATCTACTCCAATGGCTACGCCGCCTTCCAGCGCCAGCTTTCCGCCAAGCGCGAGGACCGCGCCAAGTCGCGCGACTCCCTCCGTGCCGACACCGGCAAGGCCGGCGAGCGCATGGAACGCCTCACCCGGGAAATCAAGGACAGCGGGACCAAGATCGGCCGCGCCAAGCAGACGCTCCTCTCCCTCTATTCCTTCGAGCAGGTCCTCCAGAAGACTTTCGGGCAGGATTCACCGGTCGGGAAAATGCTGGCCGACTGGGAACGCCGCGCCGCCAGCGCCAAGCACGACGCCATCCACGCGAAAATGGACGCGCTCGACGAGCTTTTCGCCGACCTTGCCCAGGGGAAATTCAAAGGCGAACAACTTCGATGGGACCTTGCCCAACCCGGAGCCATCACCGTGAAGGACTTCAAGGGCCGCACCCAGACCTTCTCCCAACTGGAAGCCATTTCCGCCACCCTCATGTGGATGCAGGAGGACGGAAAGCGCCACATGGAGGGACACTTTTCCGAGGAGACCAACACCCCGAACGGAGATTGGCACTGGCGACAGCAGGACATCGACGCGATCGAGGCCCAGCTCTCCAGCACCGCCAAGGCCGTCCGTCTCCACCTCATGGAGGAATACGCTCAGGAGTATGACCGCCTCAACGCCGTGTTCCAGTCGCTCTACGGAGTGAACCTCCCGCGCCACAAGTTCTATTCCCCGATCACCGTGGCACCCGTGGCCGCCGCGGCTGGCCAGATGATGGACCCGGTGACCGGCTCAACCATGACCGGTGCATCCCTCACGCCCGGCAGCCTTCGCACGCGCTCGCAGACCGCCGTGGCCGAACCCCGCTTCACCGATGCCCTCCAGACGTTCATCGCGCACACCAAGCAGATGGAACACTGGATGGCGTACACTCCCTTCGCCACGGAGGCCATGAACCTCCTCAACAACCGCGAAGTCGGAAACAGCATCGAGGCCGCCGCCGGCAAGGAGGCCAAGAACATCCTCCGCGCCTGGATCGACTACTTCGCGCAGGGAGGAGTCCGCGATGCCGCCGCCCACCTGGCGATCAATGGCTGGTTCTCCCGTGCCCTCGGCCGTGCCTCCCAGGCCGCGCTCGTCGGTCGCGTTTCCGTCCTCGCCATCCAATCCCTCCAGCTTGGCGCCGCCGCCTACGAAATGCCGATCGCCTCGTTCGTGAAGCGCTTCGCCAAACTCACCACCGGCCAAGCCAACTGGAAAGCCGCCTACCAGTCGGACTACATCCAGCGCCGCCTCAAAGAAATGCCGCCCATGGTCCGGCAGTCGCTCGAAGGCCTGGCATCCTCCAAGCCCTCACGCCTGAAGTTCCTGGTCCGCCAGATGGGCGAAACGATCAACGGGGCCGACGCCCTGTTCACCGCCGGCACCTACGCGATCATCTACGACTACCAGCTTGCCCAGGCCACCAAGTCAGGCCTCACCGGCAAGGCGGCCGAGGACTACGCGCACGAAGCCGCAGAGCGTGGCACCGATCGCGTGGCCCAGCCCGTCCGCCCCGGAGCTCGATCGCTCTACGAACTCACCGCCACCAGCCCCGCCGCGCGCCTGATGTGGGCCTTCGCTTCGGAAGCCCGCCAGAAGTTCGCCATCACCGCCTACGCCCTCGCCGAGAAACCCACCGCTGAAAAGCTCAAGGCCGTGGCCATCACCTGGGGAGTCGGCGGAGCCCTCGCCGCAGTCATCCGCGCCGCCCTCCGCGACATGCGCGACGATGGCGACGACGAGTTTTTCGATGAACGCAACTGGGACCCGCGCAAGCTGGCCCTCCAGACCCTCACCGGACCGCTCCAAGGCATCCCGATCCTTGGCAAGGAGATCGAGTCCTCGATCAATGCCGCGTTCGATCAATGGCAGACGGATGGATCGCTCCTCTCCGCCGGCCGCCAGCTTGCCCAGCGCTACGACCGCATGGACGACCACTTGGCCAAGGGAGACGTCGACAACCTGATGAAAGACGCCGAGTTGATCCTCACCTTCCTGTCCCCCGGCAGCGACTCCATGGCCGCTTCCACCTCGATTTCCCACCTTGTCCGGGACCTCTACAACCTCCTGAAAAACGCCGCCAACTGACGGCCGTTTCTCGCCACTTGTTCAATTCCGCATGCCATTTCCCCATGCCACGCTGATGGCATGGCTGTACTTGCTGGAAACAATCCGATCACGTCCACCGGTGACTATGATGTCGCGACTATCCCGGGCCAGGAATATCTCGCATCGTTCAGCTCGGACGATGCGTTTGTGCTCTTCCTTTCCTACCTGGACCAAGGTCAGAACGCATATCGGTCGATCAACAACGGCGAAGTGCCATTTGCGGATGGCACCACGGAATGCCGCTTGATCGCGCCAAGCAGTTCCATCCGCATCAACTGCGCCTCCATCACCTCCGGAAATCCTGTTTACGTCACCTTCGTCCCCGTCAAATAATGATCGGAATCATCGGTGAAGGCGGAATTTTCAGCGGTGGCGGGATCATCAAACCCCGCCGCGGCATTCTCGGCGTGGGCGGAATTTTCAGCGCGGCCGATGTTTCTTCACCCATCCGCTCCGTTGCCTTCGTCGGCTCATCGAGTGTAGAGCAGGGATTTTCGCCGACGACACTGGCAGGCACCAACCGCTATTTTACCGGCCATGGATTTAGCACTTGGGCATGCGCGGCACTCAAGCAGCGCCTCATGGCCGTGCGCTGCCCGACCGCAAACACCTACGAGTTCGCCACCTACGGCTACACCAACTCTCAGATCCTCGCCACGCACGTCCCTGAGGTGCTGGCCGCCGCTCCAGACGCCGCGATCCTCTACTGCGGCAACAACGACGTTGGCAACGGATCGTCCGGCTCAACCGTGTGGACCAGTCTCAACGCGATCATCACGCCGCTCCGTTCCGCTGGAATTGTTCCGATCGTCATGCTGATCGGTCCTCGCGCCTCAACGGCCTCCGGCGGCGCGGGCTACTGGTCCAGACAGCAATCGGCCAACGCCGCGATCATCGCCGGGTGCAACGCCGCGGGCCTGCCTTACTTCGACCCAAACACCGTCCTCCAGAACCCGAGCACCGGCGAGCCATTGCCCGGAATCATGCAGGGTGACGGGACCCACCTCAACACCTACGGAGCCTCCGTCCTCGGTGCCGCGCTCGCCACCTGGCTTGATACAACCTACAATCTCGGCCCGGAACCGTTGACCTCAACGCGCATTGCCGCGCTCAAGGGGGTGAACCCCACCATGACCGGTGGCACCACGCTGGCCACCGGCTACTCCGTGTTCTCGTCCGGCCGCAACGCGCAGACGAAAGTCGCGAGCAGTGGCAAGACTTGGCAGCAGCTCGTCCACTCGCCGAACGCCCGCACCGATCCGTCGCAGCTCAACACGGCCACGACCACCATCGCGCTGCCCGCTGGATGGGCCGGGAACAAGGTCCGCTTCTGGCTTGAAATGGAATTCGTTCGGAAGGCCGATTGGGCGACTTCGCCCGGCTATTGCGCCTACCAAGTTGACGCCTTCGCCTCGGTCAATGGCACCGGCGGTCTGACTGTCGGCGTGGTCCGTTCCGGTGTTGATGCTGGGGCCTCCTACGCGGTCGAAATCCCATCTGCCGGCGTTTACGTCTCGCCAGTCATGGACGTTCCTGCCGATGCGACCACGCTCGCGATGACGATCAGCGTCCTGGGTGGAGGCACCTACCGATACACCTCATGGGGTGGCGAAGTCGTTTCCAGCTACGACCCACCAGCCATTGGATCATGATCTCTCGCCCCGCCAAGACTTCAATCCTTTCGATGCCATGAGCCGTCTCCACGCACTTACTTGCCGCGCCCGTTGGTTTCAGATCCTCAAGGCAGTCATGGCCATGCTCGCCACCCTCGGAGGACTCGATCTCACCGGGATCCTTCCCATCTTCCCGCCAAGAGTCGCCGCGTTCCTGGTCACCATCCCCTCCGCCGCCGCCGTCATCCACCACCTCCTCCAAAGTTTTCTCACAGCCCTCGACACCCCTGAAAAATGAAACCCCTCCAGATCCTGCTCCTGCTCATCTGCATCATCGTGCCTTACCTGCTCAACTCCTGCAGCGCCTTCCAGCCCGGCACTCCCATCACCACCTCCGTCTTCTACCGGAATGGTGACGCTAAGGCCGGCATTTCCTTCACCGGAGTCCCAGCCATCCACGCCACCAAATGAAAGCCTTCATCCAGTGGATATGGGAATGGATTGCCTGTCCGCCGGATGACGATGACAATGACCCATTTTGCCGCCCATGATCGCCATTTGCATCGGTCACAGCCGCAGCGGTGACTCCGGAGCCGTTTCCGTTGGAAACGTCACCGAGCACACCTTCAACACCGCCCACGGAAATCGGGTCGCCGCTCTCCTCGCCGACATCGGCCAGCCGGTCGAAGTCATTTCCCATTACGAGGGAAATGGCTACACCGCCGCCCAGAAATGGCTCGCCGCCTATCTCAAAGCAAAGGGCGCCATCCTTGCCCTCGAGCTTCATTTCAACGCGGCCGATTCCCCCAAGGCGCAGGGCTTTGAGTATCTCCACCATGAGGACAGCCACCGCGGCAGAGACCTGGCCGACGCCATCCTCACCGCGCATCGGAACCGCTTTCCTGGCGCCGTGTGCCGTGGCCTCCAACCCATCGCCCCTGGCGGCCGTGGTTTCGAATTTCTCCGCCGCACGCCTTGCCCTGCCGTCATTTGCGAGCCGTTCTTCGGCTCCAATACCGACGAATGGCTCCTCTACACCAAGGAAACCGGACGGAATCGTCTCGCCGAGGCCTACGCCGCCGGCATCAAATCCTTTCTCGGCATCAAATGACCTGGGTGGCCATGACTTCCAGCGAATGGATCTCCTGGTCCGTCACCATTTTCTCCAGCGGCACCGCCACCCTGATCGTCCGCGCCCTTATCAAAGGATTGGAACGCCGCTGGAAAGCCGAGCGCGTGGAGATCTCCGATCAGTTTTGCAACCTCCTCCGCATCCAGATGGAGGACTCCGCCCGTCGCGCCGGATCCAAACGCACCAGAGTCATCGACATCGAGTTCCTCGATCGCCACGCGTCCCTCCACGTTCCAGTCATCCGCGATGAATGGCTCACCGTCCTACCCGGTGTCGAAATCATGGGCGACGAATACCGCCCGGACGCCACCACCTATTTCCTCCGTGTCGCACAGATCGCACAAATCCGTCAACACCGCCACCGCGGGTCTGAATCCGTCCAAGTCATCGCCGGATCCATGACCGACCTCGAGACCGGCACCATCTACCTCCCCGGCGAGACATGGACCATTCCAGCCGGCCAGCCTCACAGCGTCCAATTCCATGCCCCCTACGGCCGCCACGGCATGGTCCTGATCACCACGCGCCCCGCGCTCCCCAGCACCACCGAACAGCCCCTCAAGCTCGACGACCTTTCCGCCCTCACCTGACATGCCCGACATCCTTGCCGATCTCCCTGTCCTCATTTCCTGCCTGGTCCGCCGGGAATTCACTCAGAACTTCAAATCCGGCGAGGGGGAATTCATCCGGGCCCACATCCTCGGCATCCGTTGCCAGGAAGGTCACTCCCTGCAATTCCAGGTCCGCTTCGAGGACGAGACCCACGGTGGCGCCATGTTCTGCCTCCCGATCCAGGCCCTTTGTTGGAAGGAATGCCAGCGCCCGCCGGCCGATCTCACCCAGCCCTGGGACACGTTCAGCGAGCATTTCGCCGTCCATTCCTTCGCCCTCCTCAAGAACTCCCGAGCCTGGCTTCTCAACCACCACACGCCCAAGTTCCCGGCCCGCCTCGAAGCCCGCTATCTCTTCACCGTCGATTTCTCCGGAAACGCCTTGGCCGACTGTTTCGAGCAGCACAAGCAACTCCACGTCCTTCAGGTTGCCGCCGGGTGGTTCGCCGCGGTTCCCAACAACCGCCTCCTCTCCGACGACTCGGCATTTTCCAAGATCCCAGCCGAACTCCCCCGCTTCAAATCCCTCGCCGCTGACTTCTGCGGAGAGGTCGATTTCCACCTCCCACAACCCTCGATTGATCGGAACACGGTCGGACCAGAAGCGCCCAATCCGTGATTTTCTTGACGGGTGTTGCAGGTTCGAGTCCTGTCTCCGGCATTTCAATAGTGTCCTTTTGAACGCATCGCGAGGGACATTTCCAAGCGTTTCCAATGGCCACGCCAGGGGAATGTCTCTGCTTTACTCGCCCACAACATTCGTTTCATCGGATCTTGTCGGATCACAGGGACGCAGGGCAAACCATTCCTGGCCAAGTTCCTCGGGCTGGGGATTGTGATAGTGCCGGTGCAGCATGATCACCGACGTTCCCATTTCCTCGGCGACCTGCTGGAGATTTCGGACCACCGCGTTCCGATACGATCCGTAGGAATGCCGGAGCGCATCCTGCGGCCACTCGCCCCCAAAGAGCTTGGCACCGAGCCGGAGCGTCTCTTTCCGGCGTACCGGATTCGACAGACACACCGGCCCGATCGAGTCCGGAGTGATTCCCGCCCAGAGCAGCCACTCCCGACAGGCTACCGACATCGGAACTACCCGTGGAATTCCCACCTTGGACACAGTCCCAGCTACCCGGATCACGTTGAAATTCCAATCGATCTCCTGGCGCATGAGTCCACGCTTGGCCGCCTTTTTGTTCGGCATCGGACAAATCTCCTCCGGCCGGATTCCAGCAAACGCCCCCAGCACCACCCACGCGCGCCATTCCGGCCGGACCTCTTCGAGGATCGCCAGCACCTCGGCAGACGACAAGACGCGCCGCTCGCCATGGGAAACCTTCTGCAGGGGAATCCTCTCGGCAATCGTCATCGCATCATTGCCCGCAATCCCCTCCCGCTTGAACCAGTTCCAGATCGCCACCAGCACCGCCCGCAGATCCCGCTTGGTTTTCGCCGATTTGTTGGCGGAGTCCTGATCCCACCACTCTTTCAGATCCGACAACTGAATATCGACCACCAGCCGCCCCGTGAAATGATCGCCCAGCCGCTTGGCGATCGAAAGCACCTGCTTGTTCCAAGGGGTATCCTCACCCGCCTCGGCACGCTTCCACTGGGCAAACCGACCGAGCGCCGCCCCGATCTCACCGCTCTTTTCCCGGGACTTCAGGAACATAAGAAACGTTTCTTCCTCTTCCTCCCGGCAAAGCCGGTGCACGGATTCCAGAAAGCGCCGCCGCGCCGGAGCCAACGCCGACCACACCAGACCTTCCGCCTGCTCCTCAAGAACCGTGCCAGCCGCCACCTCGGCCTCGGCCTGGGTCTTCCGCGTGACGTACCTCCATCGATCCCCATCCAGCCAGCCGAAGCGCCAGCAGCGCCGACCGGTCGACGGGTGCATCCACCGGTAAACCGTCAGCGAGGAAGTTCCTCGACTCACCCGAAAGCTTGATTTAGTGGATTTGGGCATGACGCGCGTTTTGATGAGATCATTGACGGCGGTATCGATTTTTGCCGCCATTATCGGATACCAACTTCATGAAAATAAGGCATTCCGAAATACAATAGCTGTTCAGACTCAGCAGATTAACTTTCTTTCTGATCAACTTTCCAAACAAGATTCATTGGTTCAAAAACTTCTTGAGGTTTCCAAAATTCTAGACGCATCCGATAGAAGCAATTCGCTTACTATCAACTCCCTGAGCAAAAAACTTGAAGCCATCGAACCTAGCGCCTTGATCAAGGAAAACAGTATCCCGAAAAGCCACGAGCAAATTTCCAATGAACTGACAGAACATCAACTGCATCAGATTCTTCAAAAGTTGGACGAACTCGAGGAAAACCAACATCAAGTTGATCAAGATCGCGCACTGGACAGAGTTCTTTCGGACCATGATAAATTGCTTAAAGATTTTCGTGATAGGCAATAAACTAGGACAACTACTGTCCTATACCCAATGATCTAATTCCGCCTGGAGCGTACTACCCCTGGCCAGAACGGTAGGATTTACCCGGCTCCGGCTCTTCGGCGACCCGAAGAACCTCCTGCTTTGCAATCCACTCCTCATGGTTTTCATAGGCCGAACTACGTTTGAAGGCTTCCGCCGCTTTGTTCAGCTCTTCGACCGCCCAGCGCTTGAGCGTCTGTTTCTGAGCCAACGCCGCCTCGGAATAGGCGTCATATTCTGCGGACGTGACTTCCAGTGTCACCCGATCCGGCAGCGAAGGAGCAAGCTGCGTCACCTGTTCGAGCGCTTCCAGTGCCTCGCAAAAGGCTCGCTCCATCCGCTTTGACAACGGCCGACCTGCCGGGGCCAACGAATCGCGGACGGAGAAATAGGAGTAGCCAGTCTGATCAGCCAGCCACTGGCGATCCTTCCCGAGTGCGGTGAGTCGCGCATCGATGCGCTCTTTCGTATCCATGGCGCGACTCTGCCGCCGCATTTCCAAAAAGAAAGCAAAAAACTGTCGGGAATCGTTTTTTGCTGTTGACCGAACAGCCTTTTGCTGTTTTCTTGTCGGCATGGCAACGCCACCTGACTCCACGCTCCAGCTCCCTCCGATTTCCCTGAGCGAGCTCCCACCGGCCACCAAGGACTTCCTTCTGGCCGCCAGCGTCACCGGTAAGTCCCCGGTCGACGTCATCCGCGAGGTCCTGACCGCCGCCGCCGAAAAGGCAGGCTTCCCGGTCAATGAACTCTCCCCCGCCTGATCCCCCCGCCGGCCTCCGGGCCGTTGCCTGTTTCTCCCCCTGACGGGCAGACCACGGAGGCCGGTTTCACTCTCACCAATCCAACACAGCATCCCCATGAAACTCCCAGCCATCCCATTCACCGAATTCGACGCCGTCGCCGTCGCCGATGCCCAACCGCTTCTCCCTGGCGTGCCTCCCGCCCTGGTCCTGCCCAATCCCATCACCGGCGGCCCAGCGCCCGACAGCGAGACCCGCCTCGATCTCCGCCGGCGCTTGCTCAATCAGGACGGGGTTTTCGCCGTGCACGACATCGAGCCCCATGGCGACCGCCCGGGACTCTACTTCTACCTGATCGAATGCACCTACGTCTTCCCCCGGTTCGTCATCGGCCTGACCGACGTGGACCTTGAGACGGCCAAGCCACTCTTCCAGTCCGGTGCCCTGTGGTCCGCCCAGGACGCCTGGTTGACCCGTGAATCCCTCTGATCGATCGCCATGGACCTCGATCCCGACATCAAGGAAGAAATCATCCGCCGCGCCACGGAGCGCCTCGTCGCCGACGTGAAGGCCGCTTGCAATGGCGACGTCCGGCGCCTGATGGTCCTCCCTCCCGTCACCGTGGGCCAGCTTTGCGGACTGAGCGCCAAGCAAGCCGCCCGCCGTTTCCGCACCGTGCCCCTGCTCGATCGCCGCCTCGGCATCCGCCTGGCCGACTACATGGACGCCCTCGAACTCTCATCAGCGAAGTCATGAGCGGACTCGAGCACCTCTCCGAAATCCAGCGCCGCGAGGCCGAGGAGCACGACAAGAACGTGCGCGGACTTTCCCCGGAAACCGTCATCGCCGCCGCCAAGGACCTCGGCCGCCGCCGCTATCACGACCGCAAGGATCCGGAACACCGCTGGGGAATGGCCCGCAAGGCCGCCCTCCTCCGCCGGATCGATCGCGAGAAACTCCACCCATGAAACCACAAACACCACATTCATTCCCCAAATGGCCTCTCTTGATGTTTCTTACCGCCGCTTCACTCGTTCCTATCCTGCTTCCCAAACGCCGGCGGAAGCGCCCAAGGAACCTGCTGCACCCGCTCCGCGACCTCCCACGCGACGGATCGATTTCCTCTCCGATTTCCTGGCAGCCCTTCGCCTTCAGAAAAAGCCCCGCCTCTCCACCTACGCGATTCTCTGCTTTGTTGCCCGTCACCCAGCCGGCGCGTGGCAAGTGGAAATCGACCACGCTCTAGACGGCATCATGGGCCCCCAATGCGAATCCCTCGCCAAGCAGGGATTCCTCACCCTGGAGAACCGCAAGCGCACCGGCGCCCGATCGGCGCGCTGGGTCACCCTCACACCGGACGGTGCGGCCGTGGTTGCCCTACTCATGAACCCACAGAAAGGCAAGATGCCATGATCATCGTGCTTCCCATTCCCGATCCAGCCTTGGCTCCAAACAGCCGCACCCATCCGCTCAAAAAGGCCGGCATCACGCGGAAGCACCGGCAGGCCGCCTTCTTTGCCACCTTGGCGGCCCTGGGATGCAGAAACCTACCCACCCGGATCACGTTGAAGGACGCCAAGCGCCTGGGCCTCACCAAGGCCGGACGCAATGCCGATTTCTACCGTCGCCTCTCCGCCCTGCTTTTCCCAGACGAACCGCCAAAGCCCAGCACCTACACCCTGGCGTTCTATTTCCCCGATCGCCGCCACCGCGACGATGACAACGCTGCCGCCTCTTGCAAGGCCTACCGAGATGGCATCGCCGACGCCCTCCGGATCGATGACCACCACCTCCGCCAAAGCGGATCGGCCAGCATGGCATGGGACGCCAATGATCCGCGAGTGGAGATCTGGATGAACGAGAAAGGTCAGCGATGACTGCCCGGAAGAAACGCAACAACGACAAGACGCGGCCACAAACCACGACGCCGCTCGGAAACGGCAAGGCGGGGCAGTCATTCGCTGCACCGCTCTTGTTAGGTGACGTGGTGTATCTGTGCAACCACGGCGGCGGGATGTATCGCCTGACCGATTGCGGCGACGAGTCGTATGACCTCTTTTCGTGGAACGGTGAAGGGTGGTCATTCAAAGACAACATCGGATTCGAGTCTGCAAGAATGCGGCTCAAAAACTCGTGGGAAGTGTATGTGCGAGCAGTCACCTAACGCCGGAGCCCTCCCGCCCGGAACCTCTGAAGGAAGCGAACTATGATCTGCCCCTCATGCCTCAAAAGACACAATGAGCCACAACTCATCTGTCAAAGCTGTCTCTCTCCCAAGCGACCGGAAGGGGGTGTGGTTTTATTGGCTGCGGAGACGGCCCCGCACGACGGCACAATGATCCTCGCTGACTTCGGCTGGCCGTGGCTGGTCCCTGCCGCATGGTCCCGGATGAGCTGCACCTGGAATGTGGCGGTTTACAACGCGAGTGCGGAAACCGTGGAAAGCACGGAAGTGCATGATTGCTGGTGGGAGTTTGAGACGGAAGACAACCGCGATCTCAGAGGGTGGATGCCTATTCCTACAATTCCACACAACGCCGGGAGTGATGCGCCCGGAGCCGTTGAAAAGCCATAGCATCAAAACTGGCCCGCTCATTCCGGATCAAATCCACTCACTTGTTCAGCATCTTCCGAATTATGAAAAACGCCGACAACACAATCTGCCGAGGCTTCGGCCAAGAGACAACGCCGCAGGACATCGCCCGTATCATCGGGAGACTCGTCAAGTGGGGAAACGAATTTGAGAAGTTCATGGACCGATGCGCCCCAGGCTTCAAGCAACCTCACGAAGCGCGGATCTACAAACACTTCTGGATGGAGATCGACGATCAAATCCGCGAAGTCGCGCACGCTCTCGGTGATGATCGAGGCACGGTGATGACCTACGTCCATTCCGGGGGAATCGTGCAACACAAGGGCGGGCCGATCATCAACACCCCGACGCGGTTGGTGAATTATCTGCTGAACGCCAATGTGGATGCACCCGCACCCGAATAAACTTATGGAAACCAACACAAACACACCCGAAGCCAAACAGCCTGCTAGTGCGGGTTGCGCTCCCACGGCT